AGGGCGTTGTTTGTTGCTGCAACGGCTAAGCCAGCAGAACTCTTGAAGTAAAAGACTAAGCCATTGTTTCGCCATTTCTGAAATCGAGCGGCGATAGTGGATAACCACGGGAATGTGCTAAACACACCAGGATTGATGTAATAAGTCATGGCAGTAAAAGCAGTTGTGGAACTCACTTCGCCGAGATATTCAGAATGACACACTCGTAATCCCTTATCAAGTGTGCTATGCATAAGCGGCACTGGAGATGCGAGGATCTCATTGCCGGAATTACGGTACTTGCCTAACCCTAATAGTTTACGGACAGCGACAAGGAATTGTCCGCTGCCTGGCAGTGCCATATTCGCGGCTTCAGTACCAGCATTCATGATGTGTCGGCCAATCGGGGTCTTGGTAGCGTTTTGGATCTTACCCCAGACTTGGCGAAACCCACCGCGTCCGGCTAAAACACGGCGATTGCGGCGGGCGGGAGGCGTTCCAACCTTACGACGATTTCGAACAGATCGAGGCATATGGAATTTTATGCTCTGTTACCAGTCAGAACGCGGTGAATGATATGTAAACTTATCGTAAGCCACATACCAGTCACGTTTGCAACGGTCAATAACAACCCAATGCTGTATTGGTTGATGTAGTAACAAATCATCAATATAGCGTTCAAATGACAGCTGTTCTGCAACAGAAATGCCGTACAAATGCTCGAAGAACAGACGAGTGTTTAATGTAACAGCACTTGGTAAATCTATCCATGTAGAAGCCATCTCGATCTTGCGCGCAGTCCAACCCGGATCCTCGTCAAATGCGAGTTTAAGGTGGTCAGTTTTTGCGCGCAGTAAGGCAATAATACGGTCAGCGAACGGGCCGAGCATCGGACAGTGCGGATACTCAGCTTTCAAGGATAATGCTTTAGTGTAAAGCAGGTTATCGACTTGTTGATTGGTCGCATGAACATGGGATGTCCAACCGAATTTAACCAATTTTTCGATTGGTTCAGTAACCTGTACATCATCGGAATCAAATTTCATTTTACAGAAACCAGCCTCTCCGATGGTGCGATAAACATCAATCTTCGCCGCGAAGCCAAGGGCACTGAACTGTTGACTTGTGGGACAAGGTCCATCTAGGCGAAATAGACCATCATCCCCCTCAACAACAGGTTCAGCGTTCCACCCCAGCTCCTTGCAGCAAAATTTGATGATAACAAGGTTGACCACACTATTAAGCAATGACGTCCACATATCGCCAGAACAACGAATACCGGCGACACGACACACAAAATCCTTAGAAACCAATTTGTGGGGATGCATCAGCTTATATGTGATATAACTCAGAACTGACGGCGCTTGGCCATTTAACATTGTGCGTAAAAACGGTATCTCAATCGCACGAGATATATGTCGGGAAACACTTCCTTCAAAGTTACTGAAGTCGGTCCCGGCAAACAATGAGCCAGCACGGTACAGTCGTCTCGATAATGCGGCAGCCTTCAATTGGGTAGGCAAACCCTTGACCAAATTGTCAGCAAATTGATGATAGAATGTGTGTTCAATTGATTTAACAGCTGGGCCAACAAAAACTTTTTCACGCTCTGTACAACCATTAATACCACGAGCATGTTTAAATTCAGGATAGCGCTCCAGCTTACCAAAGAATTTTGAATATGTGGCATCCAAAGTTGGTGGGTGTTCTTGCAAACACTCCATCCAAATAAATCGCAATTTTTGTTTGGTTTTCTTGGTATAATGCGTAGATTTGAGCCAATCTTCAAAACTCATAACTTCGTGAACAGGCTGCAAAATAGGTAAAAATTCGTTATTTACATAATGTTTGAGCCGTTCAACGGTATTTACATTCAAATTGCCAACAGTGGTCAAAAGACGTTTCTTTAGGCCTGCAACGAGGGTATCTCGATCCCAAGTATCGGGAACAGGAAGCGCGTTCCCGTCCACATAAGGACCGAGGCTACGATAACAGACGCGACGCGTTGGGTGTACGGATGGTTTAAAAACCAGCGAATAGCGTTTACTGGCAGTTGGGATAGGTATTGAGACATCGGTTGTGCGATAACCGTATTGATACCGGACCCCGTCAAAGGACCAAGGCGGGATTCTTGAAAAACCGACTCATGGATTTCAATGCCAGCAGCGATGCAGTCGCGTGCCATAGCAACAGTGTTGCGTATCACATTGCTGAGATTACGCGTAACCTTGTTGCCGGTGAGGCTAAACTCAAGCTCTTGAATACCGCGGACACAATTCACGCTTTCAAGATGAGTGATGAAATTATTCATCCTGTCAACATCGGGTAACGGGCCAGCTTTAAACTTAGCACAGCAGGTTTGAAATAATACACCGGAAATGACAACGTTAGTCTCAACCTCTTGCGGCATGGCGCACGTGAAATTAGGGCAGTACACAGCTTTCGTCATAGTAACTGTAACATCCAACAACTGCGCATAATCACGGACACACTTAATGTCATCCTCAAAAGCATAACGACCATCCTTTGGTTCATTAAATGCGAGGAGATCAGAATAAGTGCGTTGGCCAGCCATCCACCAAGTACTAGGATTCCACCACGTCCAATCATGATGACGTGACAGTGGCTCGCCAGTTGGATCAAGATCAACAGACCATTCTTGATCAATGGGCAGCAAATTACGGCGCTGCTCGGTGCGAGTAACCACTGGAGATGCGGAAGCATCAAGTGACCCAGAACTTGTAGTGGTGGATCCAGTGTCATCAGTATGTCCATCACAACTGTAATCACTGGCCGAATCAGATTTACCGGAGACGTCGGATTTTTCGTCCCCAGGTGTAAAATTCACATTGACAACAGGCGCTGGTGTAGCCAAACGGCTCAAGCGTTTCTCGAAGTCAAGGATAGAGTCCTCCGGAATCGTGTGTAGATCAGAGCGCCACGACTTGTGTTTCATAGCGCGCTTAGCACGACGACGGGCAGAGCGTAACTGCTTGGTATGCAGCCGAACAACCGCCGCATTAAATTGGGCGGATTCTGTAGGCTGAACAGGTGCAGTGCTCCGGACATCAGGTGGAGTGTAGGCAGGCATGGCATCATCTGGACTAGTCAACGGATAACTCGGACTAGTCGGTGTGGGATCAACTGGAGAGCAGATCGGACCAGCAACACCAACACGAGCCATCTGATCCGCAAGAACATCAACAACAGGACTTTGCGGATGATAGACAGGGCTCAGTGGGTGTGAGAAATCAGGGACACCATTGTCATCACCGACGGGACTCAGCGAATGATATTCGCGGATAGTGGTTTGAGGTTATCACCATGCATAATGACATCACCATCACTATCATGGCCAGCGTACTTCGACAAGATAGGACACTGGGTGGCAAGGATAGGCGAAGGCGCGACAAAGTCACTCAAGATCTTTCGACCAAGTTTCTCTGCCAACGATCGCATCATCACTTTGCCACCTTCAACAACCACGACACGTGCTTTTTCAGCACTCATAGCCAAT